CAATGGATATGTCTAGTGGATGGAGTGCAGCTGAGATTGACGCTGTGCGTGAGGAACAAATCATAAGCAAGGCTCAGAGAGAGGAGCTTAAGCTTATCATAAAAGTACTTCAATTAACTCCATCAAATGTGCTTAAAGACGATGACCCAATCAAAAGAGTACATGTTGGAGACATTAATTTCCATTTCTCAAGAAGAAAGAACTATGACATGTCAGTCAAAGCAAATGCTTTATCAACCCTCATTAAGACTGGTGTGCATGGCAGACATGCACTTAAATTTATTGACGGTTTTGAAGACACTGAGGCAACATGGAATGACAGCAAGGAAATGATAGAAGCAGTACAAAAGGCTGCTGCATCAAGCGGAACCGCAGCAGTGGAAGACAGTGAACCAACTGATAGGCAAATAGATCAGTTGGAAACAAGCCCTATAACCGGAAAGGTATAAGGTGATGATATGGCACAGATATTTGGCTTTGATGAAATCGAAAAGATACGGTCCATGCCATACAATAGATTTTTTGGTGAAATGGGAATCACAAAAAAGCAAAAACAAGAACGCATTGAATTTTCAAATAAAATTGAAGATGATATGCGTTTTTTAATTTTACTCATCCTGATTATGAAGGAAACAGGTAGAGTTGATGCCAAGAAAGCAGCAGAACAATTTGAAGCAAAATTGCTGAAATGGATTGCACGATATATTGATCTTGACAGCGAGACAAAGGTTTATATATCAGATTTTTGTTTATCTACAGCACAGGTAACTGCGGATCATGTCAACGAAAAATATTATGTCTCAGAAGATCGAATACGCCTGATAAGTGAAAATACAGCCCTTGATTTTTTGAATCATAAAGACTTCAAAGAGGCAACCAGAAATAAAACATACAAAACATGGAACACAATTATAGACGGAAAAGAACGTGAAACACACCACAAGGAAGATCAAACGACTATACCAATAAACAACTACTTTTTAGTAGGCAAAGCACTTATGCGGTATCCACATGATATGGCAGTTGCTTTTACTAACCCGGAGGAAGTAATCAATTGTCGCTGCTGGGTGACGTACTCTTAATTTATGCAAAGAACAGGCTCTTTAAACGAAGGTTTGAAGGGCTTTTTGTTTGCACAAAATTAGGGCAAACAAGTCGGAGACGGACTTTAAGGAGCAAAACAGCTCAGAGAAGAGCTTAATAATCGCACAAATCAAAGCGGAGAGAACCGCACAAACGCAGAAAGGAATGAATCTATGAAGACTCAGCCGATTTTTAGAACATTTGAACGCAATGCCGCAAAGAGAAAATTAAACCTGCAGCTTTTTGCAGAGCCGACACCGGAGGTTGAAACTCATGAAGAGCCAAAGGGACCAGGTAATAATAACGAACCGGAAATTGATGCTGATGCATTAAGAGTGCAGCTTGCACAGGCAAACGCGCAGATTGCAAAGCTTACAAACAAAGCTGATGCGCTTGCATCTGAGAACGCGGCCAAAACAAAGCAGCTCAGAGAAAAGATGACTGCTCAAGAGAAGGAAGCGGAAGCAAAGAAAGAGGCGGAAGCCGAGAGAGACAAGCAGTTCAAGGCAATGCAGCGTGAGCTTACGATCATGAAATCTACCAATACGTACATGGACACTTTGGAAATGTCCAAAGAAGTAGCACAGCAGTACGCAGAAGCAAGAGCTGATGGAGACGGAGATAAGGAAAACGAAATTTTGAGGCAGCACATGAAAACACTCAAGGCAAAGATGATGCAAGAGTTTCTGGCAGAGCGTGGCGAAGTTAACGCAGGGCACGGAGATAGTCACGAGAGTAAGGCTGTTGAACTCATGAAGTCACTACCGACATATTCAACAGAAGTCGACGAGTCTGTGCTGAAACAATACATGTAAAGAAAGGAAGCAAGAAATGGCAAGAGGAGACATGAGATATGCAACAACCGAGATACGTCCATCCGGTGCAGAGATCTTAAACAGAGAGGTGTTTGAAGGAGTGCCAATGACTATTGATTTTACAGATGTCAGCACTACTGATAGCGATACCGGAGAGAAGGTTGTAAAAGCAGGAAGTGTAATTAGTGGAACAGGAACAGTAGTTGCAGCAACACCATGGACAGGCGGAGCTGGAATCTTACTTTTTGATGTGTATGAGCATCGACCACAAGGAACGATCCTTAAAAAGGCATACATTAACAAGTCAAGAGCAGAACAGAATGCAGGAATCACTTATGATGCAGACTTAACTAAGATCCTGCCTATGATCGTGGTTGAGTAAAAAGGAGGAACAATGGCAGTTTTAATTACAGATATTTATGATTCACAGGCAGTTGCCGTAAGACGTACACAAGATCCAAGTAATGCCATGGGCTTTGTCGGAAAGGCTTTTTTTCCGAACAGAAAGAAGCTGGGCTTATCGTTAAAATGGATTAAGACACACAAAGGCTTAAATGCCATCTTAAAGCCAAGTAATTTTGATGCAATTCCGATGATCAGAGCCCGTGAGGGATTTAAGCAAGAGTCTACACAGATGGTCTTTTTCCGTGAGAGCATGACTGTACGAGAGGAAGATTTAATGCGACTCATGGAGATCGAAGACGCTAATAGCCCATTCATTGGAGACATTATATCATCAATTTACAATGATGCCGCAAGGCTTATTGACGGTGCAGAAATCGCTGCCGAAGTAATGCGAATGGCACTACTTGCACCAAAGGACGGAAAGCCATCTATTGCAATAGGAACCGGGGAACCAGAGAGCGACAATATGGTTTATGGCTACGATTACGATAGCGATGGAACGTATAAGCAAAATCATTATTTGAAAATCGAAGGTACTGATACTTGGGATCATCCTGACACAGCAAAGCCGTTAAAAGACGTTCAGCAGGGTACTAAATATTTAAAGTCAATCGGAGTACTTCCTCGCTATGCGATGATGAACAGCACTACCTTTGACTATCTCGTTGAAAACGAGCAGATCAAGAATGCTTTAATTACTTCTTCCGGCAAGACGGTTGATTTTACCGATGAAGCAACCGTTAAGGAGATCTTTACACGAAAGACAGGTCTGACGCCTATCATTTACGACAAGATGTACATTGACTACAAAGGAGAGACACAAAAGTTTTACCCGGATGACAAAGTAACCATAATCGGCGCAGGAACACTAGGATCAACATATTATGGTGTAACACCAGAAGAGCGTACATTGATGTCAAATAAAAATGTGGATGTTGCCATGCTTGATAACCGCATTGCAATTGCGACCAAAACCGAGCAGGGACCACCTATTAAGACTACAACTAGCGTATCACAGATCGTGCTTCCATCATATGAGGGCATCGACAGCACATTTGTAATTGACGTCAAATAATGAAATTCGATCACATGATCAAGCTTAACGGAATCTACTATGCAGCTGGTGAAGACGTCCCAATGGAAGAAAAAAGCGATGCCCTAGAGATTGACGTCCCAGTGGAAGAGAAAATTGAAATTTCAGAGTTGCAAGTTGATGATGAGCCAAAGCGAAGAGGTAAGAAACCAAAAGCTGTTTGATGGAGGTGAGAAAGTATGAGTTATACAGACAACCTTGCAGACGAGCTTTTTTTTGATTTGCAAGTTGAGCTTTCAAATGATGAAGAAGGCGGCAGCTTTTCAGAATCGCTACTCAAGCAAAAAATCAAAAGCGCAATCAGGGAGGTCAGGGACAAAAGAAGATATCCACTTGGATACACGGACGGAATGATTGCACAAGATTTAGACAGGTACTATAGCCAGATCCGAAATTTGGCTTTGTACGATTATAACTCGATTGGCTTTGAGGGCGAGAGTCAGCATAGTGAGGATTCCATTCAGCGAACAATGGTAGACAGAAAAACGTTGTTCGCTGGAATAATACCGTTAGCAACAGTCTAAGAAGGATGTTCGCCAGTGTGTTTGCAATGCTTGTGAATACGCTGGCAGGGTGCACATTAAAGCGGCGGTGGGCAATGTGCAAAAATATAAGCAGGAGATATAAAGATGCAAGAGTTTTTATTACAAACATACACAATCATCCTTCCAATTGCTTTAGGATACATTGTTTGGCTTCTGCAGCAACAGAAGAAAGACAAGAACGCGAATGAGAGAGGAACCATGCTGTTATTGCGTGTGCAACTGATCGAGTATCACACAAAATACATGCGGCTAGGGGAGATACCATCCTATGCTTATCAGAACTTCGAGGAAATGTATGAAGCCTATCATGATTTGGGCGGAAACGGTATGGTTAAAAAGATGTATGAAGAGATCAAAGAGTTACACATCAAGAGTGGAGGAGGTAAATAAAATGGATATATCGAGCATGACTACCGTGATTGCAATTGTAGTTATTTGCTATTTAATTGGGCTTGCAGCCAAGACAATTCCAGCAGTCAAGGATAATTACATTCCAGTTATTGTGGGCGCTTTTGGCGGCATTCTGGGGGCTTTAGGAATGTATGTCATACCAGACTTTCCGGCACAGGATATTCTGAATGCGATTGCTGTCGGCATTGTATCAGGTTTATCTAGCACTGGTGTCAATCAGGTATACAAGCAACTAAAAGATGGCACGAACAAGTAGGAGAAATCGCCAACAGATGTGGTATTCATACCAAGTCGGGAAAGCACCTGGATATCTGAGAGATGAAAACGGCGACATTCAGTATGAGAGCTATATTGGAGCTGATGGGGAAGTATATTTTTATACCGATGACGAAGGTAAAAAAATCCCAAAAGAAAGCGGTGAAATGGAAGTGCTTTACAGCAATCCTATAAAGTTTTGGGGGACAATCACATCACAGCTAAAAAACGCTGTCATGCGAGCATGGGGCAGTGATAGTACAAACAATTATGCTACGCTCATCTTAGCTAAACATGCAAAAGACTCTAACGGAAACAAACTTAGCTTGCCGTTTGGAGCAAGAATCTGGCTACACTCAGAAATCAAAACGAAACCAAATGGATCACCAGACGAAAATTCGGCTGATTATCAAGTGAGTGGAATCATGAATGAAGCACTGAATGAAACGTCTTACTATCTGCAGGTATTGCAGCAAAACGAGGAAAAAACCTAATGGCAAAGGCTTTGGAAATAAAGGTGAGCGGAGTAGATGAAGCCATAAGGATGTTGGAACGTTACCAGAAAACGTTCCAAACGCGAGTAGAGCTTTTCATGAAGAAGCTTACTGATTACGGAGTTGAAAAAGCAACAGAAGAAGTCTTGACGATGGATGCAGTATTTACTGGTGAACTTGTAAATAGCATTCACTCAACCGAGATAGAGAGCAACGCAGAGCGAGTTATCTTTGCAGTAGAAGCTGATTCAGAACATGCTATCTATGTAGAGATGGGAGCAGGAATCATAGGCGCTACTACTCCGTATCCAGGCAAGCTCCCGGCTATTTATGCGCAAGGAAAAACAATTAGAAAAACGGCAGATGGTAGATATGGTTGGTATTATCTGGGGGGAGATGGTAAGTGGTACTTTACAGAAGGTATGCCGTCAAGACCATTTATGTATCATGCCTCAACACAAATGAGACATGATATTGAAAGAATTGCAAGGGAGGTGTTCGGATAATGGCTCAGAATCAATGGGTCATCGACCTTGAGAGCAAGGTATTATCCCTTGTGAAAGGCAAGACATACAACAAGCTAAAGAAAAGATATCCACAAATAATGTACACCACCTCAAGCATAAGCAATGATTCACAACGCAATTTTCCCTGCGTGTACGTCCATGAGTTGGGTGGAAGCGAAGCAAACTCCGATCTGGAACGCACAAGAATCAACACTATAGTGGCAGGATTCCAAATTGAAGTGTATAGCAACACATCACAGCTAGACTGCAGAACTATAATGGCAGAAATTATGGGCTGCCTAAAAAAACTTATGTTTGATGTAAAAATGTCACCATATGCGGACAATCAATCACCAATATATCGTTATGTAGCACGTTTTGAAAGAACATTTGATTGGAATGATATTTTTTAAGCTCCATCGGCAAGATGGGGCTTTTTTAGTAGGAGGAATACAAAATGGCAGTAGGTTTAAAAAGTAGAATCATCTACAGAGAAAAGACAAAGGAAGATGGCGCAGCCGATTACTGGGCAGGTGAATATAAGCTCTTGATCAGAGCAAAATCAATTCCATCACCTTTCGGCACTGTCAACATGGTTGATACATCAACCTTGGAAGACTTGATAGAGACTCAGGAACAGGGAAGAAGAGCAGCTGCATCAATGGAAGTACCAGGTGCATTTGAAAAAAAATATAAGGATGAACTAGTTAAAAACGAGGGAAAACAATTAGATATCTGCATCCTTTACGGCACAGATGGAAAAGGTTCAGAAGGAATTGTGGCTTTTGTAGGAACAGAATCTTTCGCACCAGACGAGGCAACAGAAGATCACCTCACAGGAACAGCAACAATTGCCACAGTAACCGTTCCAAGGTGGATTGAGGATAGTTATACCGTATCTGTAACAGAAGATGAGAATGGTTATCCAACATCAATTACACTGGCAAAGAAAGAAATGTAACAGCTATATTCGGGAAGCGTGAGCTTCCCGTTTTTTGTTTAAAGGAGAATGAATTATGAAATTTATGAATTACGAAATTAAGTTTGGAATCGAAGCAACTACAAAGAGCGGAATTTTAAAGAAGATTAAAGAAATTCAGCAGTCCAGCGATGATGAAGTTCGGCAGTCCAACGGTGATTTTGTTGACGATATCGAAATGATGCTTAATATGGTTCCGGAGTTTTTGCTTGTGGGACTGCAAAAAAGACATAAGGATGAGTTTGGGTATGATTACAACACAAATAAAGGCAAGGAAGAGGCAACAGCAAAGGTATGCGAATTGATTGATGAGTATACCGATCAGGAAGATTCAAGCATCAAAGAGCTGTTTGAAGAGCTGCTAAAAGAGGTAATGCAAAATGGTTTTTTCAAGAAAGAAGTGCTGCAGATGAAAGCGGAGAAAGAAGCGAAAGAGCAAAAAACAGAGTAATAGATCCAATTGATTATTACGATGAAAAGCTGCTTCCGTATTTTTTGTGTGTTACGCAACAATACGGCTTTACTGCTGAAAAAATAGGCGATATGTGTCCGTGCGAGTTAAAACCATATGAACTTGCTTACAAGCTGCATCAACAGCAAGTCGATATGCAAAACCACATGCTTGGCAGGTATGTAAGAATGTCTATTTTATCAACACTGGGTAACAGCCAGTGGTTCAAAGGTAAGCATACACCGCCGTTCGAATATCCAGATATGCCTTTCTTGCAGCAGGAAGCGAAGAAAAGCAAAAACGGCAATGCGGAGTCAAATGAGGAAATCGCAGTGTACGAGATGAAGCAAAGAATCAGGCAGCTTGAAAAGCAAGGCTTGCCAGAGAGCCCGATCTAAGGGAGGAGGGATAAAATGAGTGAGGTAAATATTGATTCAATACGGATTGAAGCTAAAACAAATATCAAAGAAGCTATATCTGATATTGAAGCGTTGAAACAATCCCTAACCGGATTGGGCGACAACAAAAGCGGAATTGACCGCTACTCAACATCTGTAAATGGATTAACGCAAAGACTAACGAAGCTGACAGGGATAACCAACAAGACAGGAATTGCAGCAGTTGAGAAATCTGTAAGAGAACTGGCAGAAGCATCTATTAAGCTTAACAACCTACAACTTAACGAAAAGAAGGGTTCAATTTTTTCCGAGGACACATGGAAAAGGGCCATGGAAAACGTGGAAAGTGCGATGGAAAATGTAAAAAATACCATCGCACAGAACGTTAAGGAAATCAGACAGCTAGACGGTGTTGAAAAGGCCTTTGATAACTATATCAAAAAAGCTCGAAACATAAAGATCCCGATTGGCGTAAAGAACGATTTAAATACAGACAGGGAATTTGCAAACTTGCGAAGTGTACTTGGAAAGAATTTTTCCACAACAAATAGTGGTACAGATTTTGTAGCGTTCATAGATGATATGAACAAATCAATAAATACCACATTTGATACTACAAAAAACGCAACAGATCTGTTCAAGGACGTAGTAGAGCGTTTAAGGGATATACGCAAGGAAGCTGTGATGACATCACAGGATGTTATCAAAAACGGCTTAATTCCGGTACAGGAGATTGAATCCGAACTATCAAAATTTGCTGCAAAAGACATACCTAACCTTAGCGAGAAGTATGGGATTACGGAAAACGATGTTTATGGTGGCAAAAAACTATCAGAAAACAGCGGAACAGAAAGCGTAAAAGAAGTCACAAGCGCCATCGGGCAGAAGACCAGAGCATTTGAAAAAGAACAGCAGACTGTAACCGATGTTGTGAACAGTGAAATGAAAGACCTTATCAATTTAAGGTCAACCATTGAATCTGTTACGAACGCTGTAGGGGATGGAAAAGGTCTGGCAGGAGCATTCAAGGGGCTTAAAGAACTTGGCTTGGGTGAACTGGCTTCTTTGAAAAACATTGACTTTTCTGGAATTGCAAAGCTGAACATAAAAGCATTACAGGAAACAATAAAACAGACTACCGATATTAAAAACAGTGCAAGCAAAACAATAAGAGAATTAGTACATGATTCTGAATTGAAATATGCACTAGGATCTAGCAGCCCAGAACGCTTAATTGCTAAGACGACTGCAAAAGGAAATGAAATCAATATTCCTACAAAACTAAGCGAAATACAGTCTTTGTATCAAAAGCTAATAAATTACAAAGGCGAGCTTATTAAATCTATTAACGAAACATGGAATAACAACAACGAAAGTCTCGATGTAGCTATTGACAAAATTTTAAAATACCGTGAACAGCTTGCACAAACAAGGTCCTCAATCAAACAGGTTGGAGAAGTACTAGAAGCTGTACGCAATGGAACTGACATTACAAAAGGTGAACAGTGGTTAGCAGAATATAATTCATTTCTAGGGGATATGCAGGACTATAGAACTAAAATTTTGCAAGAATCACTAGAAATGTTGCAAACAGAACAAAAGAATTCACCAAAATTAAATTTGATGGAATCACTATCGGATTTAGGCACTGCAACTGATTCTGTTGAACAAAAGCTATCAGAATTATTTGATATGTTGCAATCACTCCCGTCTTCGACAGATAGGGTTGGCTCACAGGCCAGAACTATGATTGTACAATCAGCACAGCAATTAGGAATTGCAACCGAAAGCATAGAAAATGCATTGTCAACATTGCATGGAACCCTCAGAGAATATAGTACCGCAAGTGAAACTTCTGCACCAATAGATGATTTAAACAATCATGTAAATTTGGTTGAACAAAGCTTGTCTGCATTGGATTCTGTTCTGCAATTAACACAGAATGAGGTTAGAGCATTTGCGCAAACTGGTCAATTGTCGGAAACAGCATTGCAAGCATTGTCAAATGCATCGCAAACGTCTGACATGGTTATTGACCATATGAGCTCTAGCATAAGTGAGCTTACAGGAAACTTAGGTTTTTACAGGCAATCGCTTGAACAAGCTTCGCAAGAGCCGCCAATATTTAGAGACACACCAGAGGATATCAACAGACTGAACAGAAACATGCAAAAATTGCCACTTAGCCTATCCCAGTTAAAATCAGATATAAGTGATTTGGCAGGCATCATGGGTGGATTTGTAGGAAAGGCGATATCTGTTGCAGGTGCAATTGGCAAAATAGGATCTTTTGCAGTGAAAGTAAACAAGCAGATCTTGTCGTTCACAAAAAGCTTTGCAAAGCTATCATGGGAGTTTCTAAATTTTGGTTCAGCCAAAAACGCATTATCTGGACTAAAGAGTCCATTCAGCCAGTCCTCAGCCAGCCTCGGAGATTTTAACAAAAAATTAAAGCACGGAATTACAACTGTGTTGCGCTACGGTTTCGGAATCAGATCTTTGTATGTGCTGTTTAACAAGCTACGATCAGGAATTAAGGATGGAATCAACAATCTTGTTATGTTTAGCGACAGGGCGAATAAGAGTTTGTCGTTATTGACATCTGACATGTCATATGTTGGAAATAGCGTAGCTGCGGCATTTGAGCCAATACTGAATATTGTTGCACCAATTATCGACCAAATTGTTGATTATGCAGTTGCAGGAATCAATGCTGTAGGTGCTTTCATAGCATCAATAACAGGGCAAACATCATATACGGTGGCTGTAAAAAACATCAAAGACTATCGTGATAGTTTAAATGGCACAGCATCTGCAGGAGATGCAGCAAGTGACGCAACTGATAAGTTAAAAGACAAGACCGATGAGTTAAAGCGTGAGTTAATGGGATTTGACGAAATTGAGAAGTTCTCAGAAGATCTCGATAACGCAGCTAACAGCGGTTCAGGAAGTGGAAGCGGAAGTGGTTCTGGAAACGGCTCAGGAACGGAAGATCCTATACTTTTTACAAAAAAGGATATACCAGGAGCGGTATCTAACTTTGCAGATCTTGTAAAGGACGCTTGGGCGAAATCCGATTTTACTGACATCGGTAAAATAGTTGGAACGAAACTCCGTGACGCACTTGATTCCATTGACTGGGAGCCAATCAAGGAGCAGGCAAACAAAATTGCCAAAGTCACAGGAACATTTATAAATGGCTTCTTTGAGACGGAAGGTCTTGATAAGAGCGTTGGAAGAACACTTGGAGAAGCGGTCAACACAGCCATAGGTGCAATCAATACCTTTATTGACACAACTCACTGGGCATCACTTGGCGAATTTATGTCAAGCGGACTCAGAAGCGCGATAGCTACTATTGATTGGGATGGCCTTGGAAAGACTCTGAATGCCAAATACAAGGCTTTGTGGAACTTCCTTGATGGATTTGTAGTAGATATGTCTAAAATCAATTTTAGCGGCACTACAGGGTGGCAGGAAGCAGGTAATGCACTTGCAAATACAATCAATAGCATTTTTGCAGATAGAGACTATACAAAAACTGGACAAACTATTGCAGCTGGAATCAATGGAATCACATCTGCGCTAACAACAGGAATAGAAGGAATTGATTTTAATTCAATATCCAAAAATTTTTCAAACGGAATCAACAGCGTATTTTACAAGACAGATTGGCAAGCAATCGGCACAATGCTATCCGACGGAATGAATACAGCAACTTCATCCTTACTTACGTTTTCAGTAACGGTTGATTGGAAAAGAATAGGCTCAGAACTGGCAAATTCCGCAAATACTTTTTTGGCTAAGACTGATTTTAGCCAAGCAGGAAAAGCGCTAGGCCAGGCATTTAAAGGTGCACTATCCGCAATTAACGAGTTTGCAGCAACATTTAATTGGAGATCTCTTGGAGTTGATATAAACAACTTCATTAAGGGCATCAACTGGGGCGAAATCTTAAAAACAAGTGCAAATATAGTTGCCAACACGTTTTTTGGATTATTTGAGGCAGCATGGGGGCTTATATTTGGGGGAAATGACACAAAGTATACCGCTATAGCTGATAACCTTAACAAAGCCATTTCAAAGCTGAATGTTGAGTGGCCAAAGTTTAAACAAGATGAGCTTAGTAATTTTGATTCGGCAATGGATTCACTGGACAAATTTTGGGAAATAAATGAGAAATTTAAAAAGAATGGAAGTTTATCAGCGCAGGACGAGTCCTTGTTCAAGTTCTACTACGAACAAATCTCAAAGTACGCACCAGATATTGCTAAGGAAATTGGAAGCATACAGACGGCTTATCAAGGAACAAAAGATACACTTGAAAAACTTATTGAAACGCAGAAAAACGCAGCTATTCAAAAGGGATTTTCAAGTGCGTTAGAGGATGCTTCTAAGATTTACGGCGATGCCGTAGTTGCTCTCGAGCAATTAAAAACCAAATTTATCCAGTTCTCCGCAGAAAACCTCGTCCGACATAGTCGGGCGGGGATGAATGCGGCATAAAAAATAAATCAATATCAAGTGCAATG